ACCCCTGGTGGGTGAAGATTGGTTAATATCTCTCGCAGTACGGCTCTAAAGTGAGCGCGAACACCAGAAGTGGTTAGCGGGCCAGCCACTTCTGGTAACATATTCCTATCTATCATGTGCTTCTCTCTATTTTGTGAGAAGGTTAGCAGTATGTTTACAGCATGTCAACTGTCAGGAAACCAATCCGCGTAGGTGCCCTGGTACTCGTCCTTATTGTACTTCCATGGTGTTGCTTGGCCAGTAGAGATATGGAACCTAATCTGGAACATATCCCCCAATACGACTGGTGATGTGTGGTTTACGAAATTGCTGGTTCCGGGAAAAATAATCATATTACCGCGCTGGGGCGTGAAAGAGAAATCGAAGTTCGGGAACTGTAAATTGCCACCAAAGCATTCAAAAGTTGGGTCAATTTTTGCACCCCGCTGTACCCCGCTGGTTAGAAAGATTATTCCACAAAAGTCATAATCATTAACTCGTACCCAATCAGTCTTAACTAGTACAGAATTTTCACACCTCGGTGGGACGTCTTTCCTTCCCTGCGGGTGCCACTCGAACTGTAGTGGGTATATACCAGTACGCTTGAAGCCATAGTAAGTTTCTGCTTCCTCTACTGCACTTTCTATGGCCGAGATGTAGCGCATCTCAAATAGTTTATTCGGGCGCTTGGTTACGAGGGGGGTTTTATCTTCGTCATAGTCCGGCAAGTCGTAACTTACGGAATTGGCTGCTGCTTCACATTCCAACGGCGAAAGAAAGTCTTCTATCACCAAAAAGGGGGATTTAATCATATTAGTGCTCATGTTATTAATCTAAATTATAACACTTAAATTCGTTAACTGTCAACGTTTATTTTTTGCCAACTTTCCCGGCAAGATAATCATTGTATCTTTTGAGTAGCTTTGTTCCTGGTTTCCGCATAGTCAACTTCGTCTTGCGCACGCGGGCACCTTTATGTTGACGTGCAGATATTTTACCCTGCCGGACTCTCTTGGGGTCTTTCTGGATAGCACACTTTGAAGGCTCTGTAACCATTCTACCCTTTCTGCTACCAAAGGTGCAGCGATACTTCATCTTAAAGCTCCTGCCGTCACGCTTCATTTGGCGGACGGCAGGAGATTCAGTCAGTAGCTCTTCATCTTCAAATAACTCTTCCAGGGTCATAGGTTTGCATCACCTAGATCATCTGCTGCTTTTTTTGCTTCTTTCTGCTTATATCGGATCATGGAACTGGCTTTGCGCATCTTTGCCGTAAGTTCCGCTAACGCTAACCGACGCTGTTCCCCTTTAAGCGCAGCTTTAGCTGGGTCATCATCGGGGGATGCTGCATATTTCTGGTTAATCATTGTACGCTGTCTGGCTAATGCTTCTGGAGTGTCGAACTCATCCTCAAAAATGGCAGCTCTCAAAAAGCTACCTTCATATCGGCTACCCATTGAGTTGGCCTTTTCTGCCTTGTACTTGGCGATGTTAGCAATTCGCTTGGATTCCTTCTCTCTATCCTTATTCTGTTGCATTTCGGATTCGATGCGATGCAACTCCTCTTCCTTTGACAATGCTGATCGTTGAGCACGCTCTGCATACTCTGCTTGAGATGCCTTAGCCTTCTCAGCTTCTGCCTCTGCCTTAGCCTTTTCGGCTTCCGCATTAGCTTTAAGCATTGCGAGAATGGATGTCAATAGACTGGTTTCTGAAGTGTCACTCTCTACCTCGTCCGGGATACCATCTAGATCTTCATCATCTAGATCTTCATCCCCATCGTCGAACTCATCGCCAAGGTCCAGGTCCTCACCTTCACCGCCCATGTCACCACCAAGATCCATATCACCTTCGCCACCGAAATCATCACCCATACCATCGTCCATACCAACTGCATTAGGGTCTAATGGATTTTCCGGAACTTGGCCTGGATTATTATTCTTTTTACCATCTGTTTCATAGGTACTGTTACCTGGAATTTTTGGAAACTGTAGATCCAAGATATTGAAATTGTCCTTGATCATAGCAATAAGATCTACAAGACCCTGCTTGTTCTTGAAGTCCTTGAATTCCTTATTTTCATATTCTAGCTGATTCATGGTCTCTTTAACGAAATCTATGAATTTAGCTTCATCCTCTTTAGCCACTGTGATCTTCATCATGTTTCCCTCTTCATCCTCAATACCGTACGAGACTGAATTAGTTTTCGTTCCAGTAGAAGCCTGCTGGGTTGATCGTAGTGCTGCCAGTGCTGTGTTGATGTCATAGTTTTCTGAAACCTTACCACCAAACACTGGGACAAAGCGTTTGAACATGTTGCTCAATCGCTTTCTCTTTTTAGCGGCTAGTGCCTTCTTGGCTATAGCTATCTGCTCTTTGGTGCTCTTAACTTTAGCAGCATCCTTGACATGTGTGTTGGGGGTCTCCCTCCAGGTTCTTTCGGCAGTACGCAAGTCATTGCGACCATTTCCTGGGTTAGCCGCTATGTGTGATGCCGAAATAGTGCCACCAATATCTTCGATTACTGTTGCAAGTTTCATATTATGCTCTCTAAGTCTTTTTATTTATCGGTTTCGGGAGCTTTGGCATCAACATTTTTTCTGTGTAGACATTAAAGATAATACCACGCGATTTACACCATGCGGATGCGGCCTTCCATTTTTCTTGGTTAACCACAAATACTTGATTTTCCATCAACTTCCTAGTTGCCTTTTTTGCCCTGCTTGGCACTGTCTGCTTGTGTGGTTTTATCTCAATAAGCTCTCTAATAGTTTGCCCTTTTGAGTTTACGTAAACCATATAGATGTCTGGGTAGTACACTGACGGCTTTACCCAGGGTGGGACATGTATAGGTTTCATATACGGTATCGGTGTTACTTCAGACCCCCATGACAGTATTGACTCATTCTCGTCACATCTATGAAAGAATGCCAGCTCCCACGAAGATCTATAGGTTATTTTAGTAACATCCCCTATATATTTTCCGGGATTCGTTGGTGTAAACTTTCCAGTCTTAAATGGGAGCTTCCTTTTTTTGAATACTTTTTTTGGTGGGTTGTCAACCACTTTGTATTGAACAGCCGTCGTGGTTGAACACCAAAGACACCATCGGAACCTTGGATTCTCCCATATCCAATACATCCATATCAGCATTGACAATTTTTGGGTTAGCGAAACTGTAAATCAGCTTCCCACCTGTTCCCGATGTGTCCGAATAATAATGGGTCAATACGATGCGGTGCATAGGTCCATGCCGGTTACTTGTTAAGGGCTTGATTGAGGATGCGGTTCCTGGGCCATTAGTATCATAACTACCAGCTCCGGCACTGTTATAATCACTCGCTATTGCGGAAACCGCCTCAAAATATTTTTTATATAAGTCGTGTGCTCTATTCTTTACGTCATCATAAAATGATATTTCCACATTTCCATAATCTACGCTGGTCGCTACATTGGTTCGGAAGTTGTAGTAGTTAACTTTCGTATACTCAATTGACGGCTTTGGTCTGGAAAATGTTTTAACCAGCAACATCAGCGGCTTCATTTCTGAACTACCCGTTTCTTCTAAATCCACATCCCGTGGGTAGAATTCTACAGTATAGTTAAACCCCAGTTTGGCTGTATCTACCCCAGCTATATCGGCATCGGTGCTATAGTTCCCACCCCGTCCGTCTAGTGTCCAGCTCCACGATGCCATTATTTAATCTCCAGTGCGATTCGAGCCAGAGATCTACTCTGGCGCAATAAACGTTTTTTGTATTTATCTACAGTAAATCTAGAGTTTTTGAGATCGAACACCATTTCACTCACGATTTCTAGATAACTCTCATGGTCACCCTTAGCATTGGACTTTGCTAAATTGTAAATGTCCAACATTCCTATAATGTTTAACGTTACTACGACCTTATCTTCTTCGGGTAAGCCGAGGAATGTATAGGCTGGCGTACCTGTCTCGTTGTAATAAGTCATACCAGTTCTAGTCTTACCGGCTATTTCATATGCAAGTGCATTCAACTGTATCAATCCTGCACTGACTCTGCCCCTACCCCGGTCATTAAGTACCCACCAGCCCGTAGATTCATCTATACCCTCGAACGGTAGTGCGGTTGGGGGTAGCTGGTTCCCCTCGCTATACCTTAAAAGTTGCGTAGCGAAGTTGGCATCAATGAACTCTTGTATGTCGTTAAAATTCTTTGCTCGAAAATTATCATCGATTACTGTTAATGACTTTCGTATATAGTTTGGCATCGGGCATCTTCTAGTTTGTCAATTATTTATACGGAAATGAAAAAGGTCCCTTTCGGGACCTTTTCGTAGTACGGACGGTGCGAGTTACGCGCCTGGGTGGGCGTCACCTGAGATTCCGGTGATATCATGAATAGCATGATCAAAACGAATAGTCATTTGAACTTTAATGGCTTCGCTTACGGAATAGTCATTATCACCGTAGTCTACTCGCTTAAGCCAGCAACCCTGCATTATCCAGGTAGAAATAACTGTTTCCCCGTCTCCGGTCAACTGTTTAAGGAGTGACGTGAACTTATAATTTTGGCCAGCTGGGGATGAACCCAAAGTGGATGCCCCGAGAGGCCCCTGATTACCTGTGATGTTTTGTTCCTTTTGCTGTTGTTCTTGAATAGCAAGCAATACGTTACCACCAATATCAACTTCCACAGCAACGGTGATGGGATCAAACTGATGCTTACCAGCAATGTATACCCTACTGTTGTAGCGGTCCAATGTGATTTCATCTTTTTCGAGTTTTGGTTGTTCCGCAGTAACGCACATAGTCGTTATAGCATCCGAACTCCCACCGAAGTTAACCAATTCCAACATAAATTTATGTTTTACGTGTGGGTGGAAAATACCATCCCCTCTTACACCTACATCTGCGATTGTTGCCATGAACAAGTTCTCCTTACGATTGTGTTTAATCTACGTTGTATTTATTACTGGTCACATTATTTCTGATAAAAACGGCACATAGGGGATCATAGAATAAATACCCGTAGAAAGAATTCATGGACCTATGTCAAATTTTGTAAGTTTTTTAAAAAAAACCATCACGGAAGAATCTGGTGGGAAATCGCAGGTGGTTGTTGAGAAGCTCCTCACCCAATTAGATACTACCCATATAGAGGAATATCCAAATGCGTACAGCATTAATGTGGGTGATGTACTTAAACAGACTAAACTCAAGCAATGTACCGTGTTAGTTATTGTTGGTGGTGGTGCCCCTCGTGTAGGCTCGAAGGATGGTGGAAGGGTTCTGGTAATTCCAGTCGCAGAAAAGCCGCCACGACTAGAGATAGATTCCCTATTGGGCAAGCCAGAGTATTACAAATTTTTGGTGGACAATATACTGGCTGGGGTGGTTTCTGGACCTAGTGACAGTATCTACCCCGAAGAAAAGAGAAGTGCAATCAACACCCCCGAAGAATTTGAGAAATTTTATTCCGAGTGTGCACCAAAATTGAGCGCGTACAAGAAGGAGTATTTGGATGCTGTAGGACATGCCGACTCAACCTCAAAGGAGAGTGAGCATCGTATGGGTGGTGATTTTGGGGATATGGCCAAATCACATGTTGCCAAGGAATACACCGGCTCTGTGTCACAGTTGCTTAAATATTTGGAGAAAGACCCCGGCATTAAGGCAAAGATAGCACTACTTGATAAAACCTTTTTAGCTAAGTTCAAAGCGCGGTTGGACTCCTTCTTCACCACCTTGACGCATTAAAAAAGGGGCCTTTCGGACCCTTTCCTTATTTCATGTAACTATTATTACCATTTCCTATTCAGGAATGTGTGAATAGATTTGACAAAGAATTTCTGTGCAGAAGGATCTTGTTTAATCAGTTCGGACAGCTTAATAGCCTCTCTACCATGCTGGTCATGCCCCATAGCTTCCAGTATTGGGGTTGGGTATGCACCCGGTGCCGATGGTGTGGCAACTAAGTCAGCAGTCACGAACACGAAGCCCGTCACAATACCATTCTCTGATAGGTTTCCCGCACCTCTGGAAGAGATACCGAAACGTACCTTACTTCTGGCCAATTCCTGTGAAATCAAACCCGTAGGGGTATTCAGAAGTTCAACCGTACCATTTGCATTGTTACCTTCCATCTTAATGTCTCGGATTACATGTGATACTCGGTCCATGTTTATCTTCAACTTATCTGGATGGTCCAACTCCCCAAATATACCATTGTTCTCCTTAATCATACCAACCGCAGTGTTAACCGCATTGGTCATCTCATTGAGGGGGTACACTCGGTTATTTCGATTGGCCAGTTCTGCCTGCATGAGGGTGCCACGCAACTTCCACGTGCGCTCCCCGTGTGACCCATCATACGCCTCTACGAGGACATTACTTTGAGTAGGCGTTAGTTCTTGACTTAGGAATTCCATTTTTGTTCCATCCTCTTACCAATATAAGTAAGGGTAGATTTATCTGCACACGTGTAGTCATGGCACTTGTCTAGGACAAATTTGGCCATCTTAGTAAACTCGGTGGACTCCGTTAGTGATTGGGTCTTCTGTAGGAGTGCATCGTTGGACGCAATCGATTCCAATACTGTGACACTAAGCTCGTCATCATTCTTCATCACTAGAGATTCCGCTAGGCCGAATCGAGTCTTCAGAAATCTTGTCAGGGCCGGAACGTCATCAAACTCTTGTGAAAACCTACCATCAGCGGAAACGAAGTTAATACCCGAATCCATGTCATCTAGATTCGTCTCAACGCGGCCAACTTGTTTTCCGTTGATGAATATGTCATCACCCTTAAACTCGAACGGGAGGTCATTAAGTGCCTCGGCTATGAGCATTTTGGTATTTTCAAAGGCTTCTGCCAGTCGTGCTCGCTTCTGTGAATGAATCACATCCTTCGAGTGCTCCTTCACCATAGTGGCAAAGATCTGCTTGTATTTTTCCATGTCACCGGATGTGACAGATTCTAATAGATCGGTTTGTGTGGTCATTAACTATTCCTCGTTTGGGTTGTCTGGTACCTGTGGAGTATTTATCATCCTGCCAGCTTTTTCTGCCAAACCTCTAGCGAAATACTTCTTGGCCTCCTCCCTATCACCCATTTGCAAGGCTTCTGCAGCCTGCTGAAAATCTTCAATACTCATAATCTGTTCCTTTTAATTATTTATGTTACTTTTCTGGTAGTGGGCTTTTATCGTCATCCCCACCCGGAAGTGGGTCCGCGATGTCGTCTGGTGAGGTATCTGGGGGAAGTTCTGCGTCCTCGCCATCCTCACCATCCAAACCTAGGTCACCACCCAACCCTCCACCGAAATCGCCACCCCCTCCAGACATAGAGCCGTCAAACTCTGAAACGTCTGCCTGTTCTGGGTCGTAAAGTTTAGGTATATCTCTCGGATCGTTGGACGTGGTGCTTATCCCCTTCTCCCCACGCAATAACATTTCATTCTCTTCCATCTCTTCCCTGGTTAGTTGCAACCATTTCTTATGTGCAAAACGTGGAGAGATTGACGGATGATCAACAATAGATCCAAACGTGTTTATTGATTCAGAATCCATCTGGTTTTGGCGACTCTTAGCGAAGTTGGTGGGTGCTGGTAATTGAACTTCAAATGTTGTTGGATCAATGACGATTCCATGCGCGGTCAAAAATAGTTTGAATTCTTTATCCAAAACTTTTTCAAAAATTCTCTGCAATCTTTCGATATATAGGGTGAATTTTATTTCCTGCATGTATGCAATACCAACTTTACCGTCAGTGTACGATCCACCACCTTCTGACCCATTATCCATATAAGACCCCGGAATACGAAGACCCCTCCACAACCTCTTGTAGAAGTAATCCAAATCTTCCAGGTTGCCAAGACCTTGCCCACCGGGAAGTACTTCTACCCTGGTATTACCATTTGGTCTCACAGGGAAAAAGAAATCTTCCTGCATGGAGTGTGCATTAAACTTACTATCAACCGTGATGCCACCATCCTTATCTGCACCCATGGTCTTCTTTTGGTTTATTTCAGTCTTGATGTTATTAAGATAAGTCTTAACATTACTAGCGTGCATCTTACCTACATCAACATAGAACACGCGCCGTTCTGGTGCTCTCTGGATTCGGTAGATGATAAGAGAGTCTTCTAGTAGCTGCTTTTGTCTGAATGTCCTATATACGTCTGACAGTATGGATAAACCAAATGGAGCATCCTCTGCCGTAACATCGGTTAGGGAGAACCGCGCAACCTCTTCGGGCTGTAAATCTGTATGGCTAAGCGATCCCTTGGGAGAAGACGCGGAGGTTCCAGACCCTATGTATGGTCGCGTAAAGTCTGTTTGTATCTTCCATTCCCGAAAATCAGTATGGTCTATATCACTAACCAAAGCAGATAATACACACCTTGATGGAATAAATTGATAATTCATATTCCTCTTTTTGAAATCGGGTCGCTTCAGGAACGTATCACCAGTAACAAGGCAGTTTCTAACAAAATGGTAAAAATTTTCTTCTAGGTTAGTGGATTTAGTCCACGCACGTATGGCTGCGCGCAATGTGGTAACATCTTGTTTCTTCAGTGGAGTTTCTAGAGTATCCGGAAACTTAAGGTCAAACACGACATCCCGTGTAGCCTTAGATACGTTACCGCATATTTCTTCTGCTATAAGGTTTAAGGCCGTAGCAATGTCAAGATCTCTTGACATATCTTCGTATTCAATATAGCGCCTAAACCTGTCATACGATCCTTGGACTAACTTCGTGTACCACGAATTAAGTCCATGTCCCATTCCACCATTACCCATACTATATTCGTTGTCGGATACTTCCTGGGTTTTAGATGCGGCGTTTATTACCTTGTAAAATTCTCTGATTGCCATATTTTTTTTACTTTCTAGTAATTTCTATTTATCAATTTAATCTTGCCCTGGAGGGCTTGCCATGGTTGCTCGCCATGAAGCTGCCATACCAGACTCTGTGGCAGCAAGGCGCGCATACTGTTCATCGGCACTTTCTTTTTTGAATGTTCTTGCTGTATCGCGAGTAGCGGTTTCAGTTTTAAAGTCGAATATGGAGCCACCAATTCCTTTCAATAGTTCAAACATGGGGCCATCCCCACCTGTCAATTTTTCTAGACTGTCTGAAATACTTTTCATAAACCCGTCATTTTCTGTTTCGGTTTCCGCTTCTCTGGTCAGTGCTTGGGTAGACATGTCCACTGGCATAACCGTGGCCGCAGACTCCGTATCACCCAACCGAAAGGCTCCAGACCCCCCTGTCATCTGTGCATATGCAGCTTTTTGTTGCTCTGGGGAAATGTGATCTAATCCTGGAGCATTCCCATACTTAAGTCCCTCATTAAGCACATAACTACCATCAGCTTGTCGTTCCCCAAATTCTCTGGCCCTCTGTCCCGCAGCCCTGTTGGCTTCCATGCGGCGTTCAGATTGTTCGCGCATTGCAGTAATTTGGGGTGATTCTTGTGTTGGTATTTCTACTCCATCACTGCCCATTTTATCATCAGATGGTTTTAACCATTCTATCATTGCGCTAGGAATAGCCCCAAAAGACCCTACCATTACATCCTGCCAAACACGGGCGGCTTCATTCTCAAAGGGTGTAATATTAAGATTTTCATACACCTGTCCCATGTCCCGGTCCATAAGGGCACCAGTTGCCCCCCCAGTAAAGATACTCGATGCATCTATAAGTGACCCTGCGATACTAACCCCCATGTCTCCCAAAAAAGAATTATCCATCCCCTCCCGCTGCATGTTAAGTCTGTCTCTGTGCTCGTCTACACTCGTCGTGGCTGCGCTAAATCCCGCGTAAGCTGCCATAACATGGGGCGCTTTTTTAGCGGCAAATCCGAAAAGTTTTCCCAGGGGTGATTTAGCCACACGGTCAAGAGATGGTGTAATGGTTGCACCAAGCCGTGTCGCTTTTGCAGCCCAAGAGGTTTTTGTAGCTACATTAGCTGTATTCGCCGCCCCTGATGGTCCTGTTGGTAGACCACCTGTGGGTACTCTTGTGGGGGTAGGTACTTTTCCCCCACCGAACCACCCCTTAACCATATTCATGAGCCCTTTAGCACCGCCACCTATACCCTTTGCCGCGTAATGCCCAACTATCCCCTGCGCAACCAAACTCAGCGCCCCACCAGCTGCTCCTACTGCCTGCCCCAATGGACTCTTCGTGGCACCCTCCACCCAAGTTATGAATTTGGCCAGGGACGTTTGGAACTCACTGATGGTGTTGGCTATGGGCTTGGTACTACCCTCTAATCCGTCAAGAGTGGTATCTTCTACTATCCGGCGAGCCTTTAGTGGTTTAATACCAAAGACTCCTAGCAACCCATTAAGGCCACCCAGGCTGCGCTGATCTGCCTCGTTGGCTTGTAGGGTTCTCTTAATTTCCCCCTGCTCGGTATTTAATTGGTCTGCGCCGGACCCCGTCATCCCTATCCCGGTATCCACAAGAGCTAAATTACCAAGCCCCGACCTGTCACCATTAATGTAATCCGCTTTTAATTGTTTTCGTAGCGCAAATACTCCCTGTCCCAAATCGCGCTGCAGCGCCATAACTCGGGCCTCACCATCCTCTGTATCAAATTCGATACTTTCGGGTATGGCAGCATTCATACCAATCATACTGACTATTTCTATTTCTCTAGCCGTATACCCTGACAGGTCTAATTTACCGGCCCGTTCCGCCTCACCCATCAACAACTTGTTACCGTATTCACGTTCTATGGCTTCGGATACGCCAGAGTTTTCGATGCTGGAAGCGAGTGCATAGGCACGTTTTTGTTGGTCTATTGATTTACCCATAGCTACATTCAATAGCGTTCTTTGAGCAAATTCTTCTTCCAGTATTTTTAATCTCTCATCATCCGACCCGAAAGTTTGCCTATTATCAATCAGATCAACCATCCCAGATTCAGTAAACGCTCGCAACAATTCGGTAGTTTGACCTGTGGTAAGCCCCGCATGTGGTGCAAGAGTTCTCATTCTCTTTCCACTTTCATCCATACCCTTAGCACTCAGCCTACCAGAACCCATCTCCTGGCGCTGCTTAACAAATTCTATACCAAACTTGGTGGCCTCTTCACCAGCTAGACCATATAAAAATCCCAACTCTTTCATGGATTTCAAGGAGCCGTCTGTCGCAGCCCTAGACTCTTCTCCAGAAAGGGATGCACGACGCAAGGTTAATCGATTTCCATCAATAGCTTCCGCATAACTACTAAAACTCATACCAAAATTAGCAGCTTCCCCATAAGTAGCTGCCGGGGCACTAAATTTCTGGGCCGCGAATTGGTCCATGGTTATAGCCTTGCCCGCAGGTATCATCGCCACTTTAATGGCCGTTGCTATAGAGTTCTTTAAATCTTTGGCATTCTTTGCTGAATTTTCATTCGTCGCAATATTACGGTTTATGGAACTTTCTATACCCTTAGTAACTGCATTAAGTTTTCCAGTAAACGCAGCAACCACTGATGCACCCTCCCCAACATCGTCCGCCAACTTCTCCAAATTTTCAACCAGTGCCATGGTTGCCGGATCAATGTTAGATAGCATTTCCGGGTAGTCTTTGGCAATGTCTTTCATTACTTTGAGGGAGTCTGTGACTTGGTCTTGTGTGAGTTTAGCGGCAACCAAGGAGTCATGAAAGTCTTCAAACACTTTGTCACCCTTGTTACTATCTCGGGTTTCGGCTGCTGCCGATATGTCGGCGTTCTTTACCTTCTTCAAATTAGTAGGTAGTTTAAGATACTCGTTAATACTATCCAGATACTTGTTAAACCCCCCCTTTATCCTATCAGCAGATTCTTTACCTAAACCCCCGGAACCGAAGTCAAACGTGGACGCTTTTTTGGCCATATCCTTAAACGCTTGAGATACTTCAGCCAAATCATCATCCAACATTTTATCAAATTTACGTCGAATTGTGCGAGTAGGTGAAAACCTAAGCTTCATCTGCTCATACGCAGTCATCCTAAATGCCTCCTCTACTGTACCAGCAGACGCGGCCAACGACTTCATAGCTTTTTCCATACCCTCTACAGTTGAGGCATCAACACGAGTTCCGTGCCCAATGGATACACCAGTTTCTTTAAAAAAGTCATTACTGTCACCAAATCCTCCCATCTTATTATTGGAAAGGGTTTTTGTAAGATTTTTTAGTTCCTTAAGTAGTTGGGTGACGTCTGTTGTGTTTGCAGCCATATGATCCTTCACATCGTTTCGTATATTTACCATATTTTGCAAGATGAATAATATGTTGTATAAAGTTATGTGATATGATATAATAATTTTAAATCCGGAGATTTTTTAAATGGTAGAAATTCAAAAGCTAGCCCCAGGCGAGACTGGACCAAAAAGAAAGATTAAAAAGAAGAGGGTGAGGAACGTATCATCAAAGACCTTACCCAATGGGTCTATCATATATCTACGAAACGCTGACCTCCTGCGCGAATACCATAGGAGTGTAGAGCAGGATAAAATGACGAACGAGCTAGCTGAGATGCTCGGTATGTTGTGTGACAAGTATGGTCGAGCTGGCAACTTCGCAAATTATTCCTACAACGACGAAATGCGAGCAGAAGCGTGGCTCAACTTGGTCAAGGTGTGGCGGAAGTTCGACCCTAATAAGGCAGAAAACCCGAATCCTTTTTCCTATTACACCTCATGTGTCACAAATTCGTTCCTCCAATATATGAACTACGAAAAAAATGAAAGAAACATTAGGGATGCCCTGTTGGTTGATATTGGGGAAGCCCCTTCGATGACTTATGCTACCTCCGAGGCGAGTGACGCATTTACCAATATTTTTGATGATGACGGGTCGGACTTTGTTGCCCCTACCACCGTGTATGACAATGATGGTACAATCGCGGATTCAAATAAAAACGAAGAGGTGTAAATGCTCAAGAAACCCGCAATGTTTACGGATATTCACTGGGGTAGGAAGAACAATTCTCCGGTCCACAACCAGGACTGCCTGGATTTTGTCAAGTGGTTCTGTGAGGAGACAGTAAGGAATGATTGTGATCATATCATCTTTCTTGGTGATTGGTTTCAGCACAGGTCGGCTATTAACGGGATGACACTGAAAATGTCATTGATAGCTGCTGGACTGTTAAATGACCTAAACCTGCCAGTATACTTTATTACCGGAAACCATGACTTGTACCACAGGAACAATCGCGAGGTCTGCTTAACTAGTGTGTTTGTGGAATTTGATAACTTCACGGTCATTACTAAAGACAGTATCGAGTTCGAGACCAGTGGTGGTACGGTCGGTGTGTTTCCGTTCCTGTTTCCACAAGAGTACGACACCCTTAAAGCGAAAACCCATATTTCAGTGATGTTTGGACATTTCGAGTTTAAGGGTTTCGTAGTCACGGGTGACTTCTACAAGATGGAGCACGGCCCGGAGCATACGGAATACAACCAACATGCGAAGAGGATATTCTCTGGACATTTTCACAAGCGCCAGATAGAAGACAATATAGTCTATATCGGGAATGCGTTTCCCTGTGATTTCTCGGATAAGGATGATTTTGATAGGGGTATGGCCATTTATGAGTACACCTCTGATGAGTTACAGTTCATAAGTTGGCCCAATGCCCCGTCATACATCACAACCACCTTGACCGAATTATCGACACATGCAAAGACGATACTTAGGGAGAAAGCAACGGTGGAGTGTGTAGTTGACATAGACATTAACTTCAAACAAAGCGTAAAGCTTCGAGATACTTTCATCAGAAAATACAAACTGCGAGAGTTAACCCTAAAGGAGCCGTATGTGCCCGCAATTTCTGGTACGGATGATATGAAAGATATCTCCGGACTTGACAATATGACAACGGCAGAACTTGTGGCGGAGTTATTGGATCGAGTAGACCATGATGATACCTTCAAGGAACGGATCAAAGAAGAGTTTAAAACTGTATCTAAACCGGAATAAAAAATGAATAGTGAATATAAAAATTTAGTAATCCGTAACTTCATGAGTTATGGTGATAATGAAACTGAGATAGACTTAACATTTAACAAGACCAAGCTGGTTCTGGGAAAAAATTTCGATTCGGTGGTCAACGGTCAAATAGACAGTAACGGCTCCGGCAAGTCGGTCCTCATTGAGGCCCTATTATGGTGCCTATACGAGAAGACCATTGAAGATAGGCCAGCCTCTAGTGTTGTCAACGACATTAATAAAAAGAACTGTGTGGTAATTGTGTATTACACATCTGCTACAGGGATCAAGTATGCGTTTGAGCGCTATAGGATGCACTCTGTGTATGGGAATACTGGTATCAGAATCCTAAAACATGTCGGGACGGAAGATGAAGAAGACGTCGCAGAGTCGTCCGTGCCTGCGGCAAATGCGCAGATCGTCCGCATAACTGGTATCCCATTCGAAGTATTTTCTAGGATGATCATATTCAGTGCCAACAGCAAACCGTTCTTTTCATTGCCGGTAACCAGCACCAAAGACAACAACAACCAGACATTCATATTGGAAGACCTTTTTGGCCTCACTTCGCTGTCCGAGTGGGGTACCAAGCTTAAACTGGCTATGACAGAAGCTGTCAAGTCACTTAAAGATTTACAAAACATGGAAGCACAGTCGGAATCTCACCGAGCAGAATTGGAGGGAAAACTGAGTAGCATTCGCCTTGATAGTGAGCAGTGGGAGCGTGAGAGGGAAGAAAATCTGGAACGCATGGAAGCGAAGCTGTTATCCCTGAATTCTATGGATCTTGACGGCAACCGAAAACAATTGAATAAACGGCGAAAGCTGGAAGGGGAGATTACTCTTACCCGAACTGAAATAGCTGACATCAAGCAACAGATTACGGGTTTGCGGGTTTCGGCCAATGCACTAGAAACAGAAAAAAATCGTTTGGAGTCAGAGATGGCTCGCACAAGTAAGCTCTTTGAAATTTTCGAAACCGGGTCACTAGAAGAGCTTCAAGTCGCCCAGTCCGAGCTGGTTTTGTTGGATAAATTCATTATAGATACCGGAGTGAAGTCAGAAACTCTTCGAGTAGAGCTACATGACCTCAACGAGCGAGCCTTCGCGCTTAAGCAGGAAAATGATAGCTTGGCCTCGAAAGTGTGCCCATACTGTAGCCAGGAGTATGCAGATGCCCGCAGTAAGCTCATAGAAAATAAAAAGGAGCTGGCTGTCCTAGAGCTTGGTAGGGTGAAGATAACCAAGGGGTTGGAGCAACAGGACAAGTCCCGGAGCAAAGTTCAAGTTCTATCCACGGATTTATCGGTGAAGCATCCGGGTATATTGGATATAGATTTGGTCAGGTTGGAGGAAGATTCCAAGAAGGCTGATGAGTCGTATAAGTCGCTGGAAAGTAATATGGTGGAACATGGTGGTATGGTAGAGACGCTCGATACCTTAGAAAGTGAGTTGAGTAATAAAAATAATAGCTTAGCCCTATTCACAGATGCTCTTGACGATATAAATATACAAATATCGTCTGGTATGTTGTACGGATCGGAAACCGAGATGGCTAGACACTCCGATGACATTAATGAACTAGAAGGGGAAATTGCTGGACTAACTATGTCAACCAGTAACCCCTATAAGAAAGTTATAGGTGAGCTAACGGCGGTTAACTTCAAGGGGTATTCCACGGAAATTGAAGCCCTGGAGAAGGATTTAGAGGTGAAGGGATTCCTCTTTAAGATTCTAACAAAGAAGGATTCGTTCATTCGCCAAACCTTACTCAACCAATCCATTCCACTACTGAATGATAGACTCAATATGTACTTGGCCAAGATTGGACTACCCCACAAGGTTACGTTCAATGACGACCTAAGTACGACCATTGGCCAATTCGGGAAAGAGATTAATTTCAACTGCTTGTCCACCGGACAGAAGGCGCGAATAAACTTGGCCCTCTCATTCTCTTTTAGAGATATTCTACAATCTAGATTTGGCCACGTTAACTTCTGTATGCTGGACGAATGCCTGGACTTCGGTCTCGGTAATGTCGGCACACAACTTGCGGCACAGATGATTAAGGATATAGCGTCCAGAGATAAAATCTCGATGCTGGTGATAACCCATAAGGATGAAATTGCTACGATGTTTACAGACACCATAGAAATTGAATTCAAGAATGGCTTTTCTAATATAGTCAAGCAATAAAAAAGGGGCCGCAAGGCCCCTTTTTTGTTATTGAATGCCGTCTAGCCACCACTTCGGCAATGCGTACTTCATTCGCTTATATAGTGGCCCGAATGACGAATCTAAGATGTATGTGATGCCCCAATCGTCCGGACCCCTAACTACCCTACCAGATCCCTGGATAATCGATCTGAGGGCCTGTAGGTTGTACCAGGACGCTGACATCTGTTGACGCTTCTTAACCCAGGCATCGCCCAGGAATGGAAACGGCACCTTGACGAAAATATTGAACCGCGCTAGGTCATCCTTAAGGTCAAGCCCCTCAGTCAGGGACGGGCTAATAAGAACCATAGGTTCCTTGCCCTCATTAGCCATGAATATCTCGATGGCATCCTCTCTACTTAACGTGTCTCGGTTTGGGTCTGGTGTATGGGAGATTATCCGATGTGGCACTTTTCCCTGCAACTCAGCTTCCAGCCACTTGGCTACAGCAAATGACCCAGTGTGGATTATTCCACAATCCTCCTTATGGGACTTGTGAATATCTAACACAGCTTTTGGCATTTTACTTAAGTTGGTTGCATTATCTGGGCTGTTCCAGCCATACGTCATCTTGGTAGTAGGGATGAAAAACACTGGACGATTCGCGACATTAAACTCGCTATCTAGCGATATGAATTTAGTATCATCCGGGTTTATCCCTAAGTCATTACAGAATTCGTTTTTACCTAGAATGGTGCTGGACATGTACAGCAATTTGTTGGTGCCCATTGGCTCTACATATGACTTGAATGGCTTTCCACCAGTGAGCAGCTTGAGTTTCTGGCTTACAGCATCGGTAGTCAACACATACTCCACCTCCACCACTTCCATGGGTGGGAATAGGATTTCATCTAACACGTCATTATAGCGACTCAGATTTGCGTGCTTTGCTAATACGTCCTTATCCGACCCACGAATTGTGGCTCCATCACGCATTTTAGTTTGGATGGTAATTACCTGCCTGTTTAGGGAGAGCAGCATTTCCACCAGTGCGGGTTTGATATCTGATCGAAGCCAGTCTACCGCTTTATCCAGCGTCTGGAAGATCGGACGCTTCTTTGCGTACCCAATCTTCTTTAGTTGCTTGTCTGACCAAGTAATGGAGTCAAACTCCGTTAGGAACTCTTCCAGTCTGTGCGCTTCATCCATAATTACTATGGATCGCGGGTCAAATAGACCAAATTTGAAGTACAGCAAAGCTAAGTGGTAGTTAAGCACTACATTGGGTGTTGCCTTGGCAGTTCTGGCAGCTATGTTGGCTGGACATCTTTGTCCACACTTGGGTTCCAATAGGTTACCTAGTTCGCAGTTAGTCCCTTTCATGGAGCACTTGTAGTTCACTCGGCCATACAGTGAGTATAGCTCTAGGTCACCTAGTGAGTCCTCGTACTGCTTTTGTAAGATTTTCTGTGGTGTCAATATGACTGAGTCGCCATATGGCTGTGCTATGTGCCTAGCCAGCGTTAGTCCGGCTGGTGACTTCCCTCCACCTACTGGCATCTCCAATAGAATATGCTTTACGTCTGGGTCAGGTAGGACCTCGTTGTCTAGCCACTCAAAAAATTTGATTTGTGATTTCCGTGGAGTCCTATCGGCTTCCTTCCAGGGCCATTGGTCTATTACTGCCATCTGATTGCGTTCCTTAGATTTGACTTCAGATCATACCATGTGCGACCCACTTCAGCAAGTTAACAGGTAGACGGCGCTAGCTCTCTACGCACCGACAGGTGCCTGACATTGGTCTTTTTCATTTGTTTTTGTTTAGTAGCAATTTAGTTTAGTTTTGCCAAAACTTCAATCTATAAAAAAGCTATTCGCTGCCGCTCATAGCTTTTTGTCTAGATTGAAGTTTTGCTGTTTTATTGCTGTTTAGGTTAGGAGCTAAGCCTTTATGATAAGAGCGTATAGTAAGAGCAATGGCTTTCACAGTCTCCCCCCATTTATTTTGATTGATAATGAAATCAACCAAGGTAAACATCGCAAACCAAAACCTAGTCCTAAAGCGCGACTGACAATATTCAGTCTGGAACCATAACGCATCTACATAGACCATCATGTAGTGTCGAGGAATCAGCAGCTCACTGTTCCGCCCTTTTCAATGGGTCGAGATAAGTAGCGAATCCAGCTTGTAAGATTTCGCAAGCCACTTACCCCCCATAAAGACCTTTGGGTTACTACGAGTGGTAATTAGCTCTTCCCACTCAACCCGTCCGACATCGACCAGTGGGTCTCCGTACAGCCTCTCCAAGTTGACTAATTTTTTAATAACATCATCCACTATACGTGATAATGGATGGTTTGTAAAGGGGTATTTTCTAAGTTTTTTGGTTGAACACCTTCTGTGCAGCTTTCGGATCGATCCGGGGGCCACTAGGTAGTTGATTCAACACCCCGAACCCAACATCGGTAACCATAGTGCTATTATGCTCTACCATACCAAAATATCGCAAATTATCAAGATAGGCACTTGGCAACCGCTTGTTGAGGGGATCGGATCTATGCCACCCCTTTGATTGATTGTCTATCGCGTGTAAGGCATCAACACTTTTACCAAACGCTCCCCCCTTCTTATACTCAGTCAATGCCTTGCTGATAGAGGGTTGAAGATCTACATCATCGCGAGGATCGTAGTTTCTATCAGCGCTCGATAGGGCCACGCCAACTTTCGCTGTAACAGTGTCAGCAATATTCTTGTTAGCCCGTCTGAGCATCTGAAACGGATGTCTCTGCGTAAATTTCAGTAAGTATCCAATTTCATCTACATTGAGTAGATGATGCTCGGATATAAGGTGTTCATCCTGTAGAACCTCAAAATCTAGTGGGTTTGTGTTTCGGAAGTCATCGACCTGTGCCATATACCCACGCTTTTTCCCGTATTTTTTTAGTAGAGTTTTTAGAATGGAAAGGCTACTGCTAGACAATTCCGTATACACACTAAGATAGTGCGCGTCGGTGTGGTCAAGGTTGGCTCGCCATTTCTGGTATCTTTCATCGTCTAGGCCATTAGTGACATCATTTTGGATTACAGTGTCCCAGGTGTCAAAGGATGGTGGTGAACCACCAGGTGTAGTGATTACCCCATTGAATAGTGCCGTACTAAAAGCTGATCCTTGAGCAGTAATTTTGAGTAGTTTTCGATGGGTTTCTCTGGTATGAAATCCAGGCTCCACCAACCTATATGCCATGGCGATGGGTACTATAACCCGCTGCAGTTTGGTGATTTTTGTATCTTTCCCATCCGCCAGCATTTTTCCCCTACCCTCAATGTTGTCATAGTACTGATTAGCATTGGCCCCACCAGTACCTTTACCGTCACTACTCTTTCCACTGCCTTGACCGAATATATTTTGGGCAAGTTTTCGAGGTGACAGGAAAAACTCTTTATCATTCTCTAGCTGTGAAAAAACGGCACTCATCATTTTTTTGTAGATGGTAGCATAGTGTTGTTTCTTGCTATGGGTTAGCTGACGCTTTGATGTCTGCTTTGGACCTTCCATCAAAAATTGTAAAAAACTTGCCATGGGTATTACCTTCAGTATTAACCTTTATTTATTGTGCAATACCACCCTGAGCGATTTTTGCCATGGTATAGAGTATTTGTGCATCATTTATGTCTTCGAGTGGTTTGGGAACACTGGCCATCCCCTCCAGTTCTTCCCGATTGTCCATAAGGATTTTCATCCAGGAACCGTTACTACATAAGGTGGGTGAGTCATATAGAGCAGTAAGCATATCGGTCTTGGTAAAGCTCCCACCCGCCTTTCCCGCATTGTTGCGATACTCCACCTTCTTAACTTTGACTCCCTTGGTTATTGGGGGATAACAGAATTTCGCAGTCATAGCCTTGAGTTCTGACGGTGCAATTATCTTAAGACTGCAACCAATCTCTAGGAGTTTTGCTCGGAGGAGGGTACCAAAGCAAACCAAATCGAGTATAGGCCCATGCTTTGAGGATTGGCTATATCCTTCTATATAGACTATGGTATCAGTGTACTTTTTTGCCGTTTGGATGGTTCTAACAATCTTAGTAGTAATGTTTCCATAGTGCTTCATCTTCGC